AACAATTCAGTAAGCAGTGATTTTCTTTGCTCAATCTTTTTAGCTAACATAATTTGTCTTAATGCCATTTAGGTAACCTCGCTTTCATTTGTTGTTTTCGTTGCTGTAGTTGCCGTTCTTGATGCTGGGCAACTTCAGCTTGCCTTGCTTGTACTCCGGTATCCGCATAAGCCGGGAATGTACATACAGAAACTTCATGTAAATCAACCTCGCGGATTGTCCATTTAACCGTTCCGTCATCTCGGTAGTCGGTGTCCTCTTTAGTGATATTAAAACCGAAGGAACATTGGTCAACATCACCGCGCTTTACACGCTCGTACAAGTTCACAGCGTCGCTGTCATTTGGGTTTACTTTCACCCGCCCCCACAGACCGTGAGAATCAGCTTTCAATTCCAATGTCCCTGATTTATTGCGACCCAGCACAAACATAGTGTCGTGGTTGATTAAAGCCCTCACATCGTTACCTAAGGTTCCATTGAAAGCCTCAGACGCGATCTCCTCATAGGCTCCACGCCAAAGTTCTGTTTCTCGGTTGAACACAGCAAAATAACCCTCTATGAACATTTCAGTTCCTTCGGGTTCAGATCGCGTCTTAAGCTCTGTTTGGAGGCTGCGCGTTTGTTGTTTATCTCTACTCAGTTGTATCACCCCCTTGATTTAGTTTCTTTTGATCACCGATCATGCCAGCGGGAATGTAGTTTTCCAGAATGACACGTTCAGACAATCCCGGTAGAGGTGACAGCCCGATCCAGTCACGAACCTCATTACCCGTCATCACTCCGCGTACATACATATTGCCGCCTACCTCGGCAAGTTCTTTTGTGTCGTAAGCAAACAAGCTACGGGGATTAAGCTTCCAATAGAGATCAGGAGCAAATAAAAGCCCCCTCGTTAATACCTGTTCAACCACTTTTGCAATTGGCATTAAACCTGAATTAATAAAGGCGTTGAATTCATCCTTTTTGAACTCACCAACACCAACAAAAAAAGCCGGAACCCCAATGATTCCCGCCACTGTCCGTTTATCCAGTTGTACCGCGTCATTGATCGCCAGATCATTCAATGATAACGGCTTGATTTGATCCACCTTAATAAACTCAGCAGGGACAATCCAAGGTTTACCACCTTCTGTTTCGGAAATGTACTTTTCAAGTATTCCGTCTCGTCCCTCTTTGCTGGATAACTCTTCGGTCATAGCATCAACTGAAACGATAACAGATGGCTTCCACTTATCGGACATGAAGGCATTTTTCGTTTTGGTGGCTTGTTTTAAATTGCTGATAATGTCTTTTAGGACTACGCGAAAACCAGTACCCACCCACGGCCTCTCTGGATCTGGATTGATCGTGAAGTGTAACACCTCATCGTGGTTGTAATGTTTGCCTTTATACAAAACTTGATAAGCATCTTCCGTATCAACAAAGCTAACTCCCGATGGTTTAAATGGTATTAAATCCTCGATAAGTCCGTTGTTGATTTTCGGGTACACAACGCTATTCCCACCACCATCTAACATCATTGTGTAAACGATATTATAGACCCACGCCTTCCTGGTCATGAGACTATAAGGATTTACATCCAACTTACGAGATAAGGCATTACGAACCCGTATGTCTCCATCGTCCGTATTCTGCATCAAATGTATGGTCATAGAACTGATCAAATCGGCTATCTTATGGACCGCCATCTTAACTTCTGGATTATCGGATAGCCTCGTATACCCCGGAACACAAAGTGTGTCTCGTGCAGCATCGGTAAGAAACCATCCCACTGAGCCGCCGGGTTGCTCCCTGGTGTTGTTGGTTGTTCTATTCCTCTTCTTCTTGCTCAATCTTAACCACCTCCTTTCAACCATTGGGTAGCGTTATTGGATCTTTCTAAATCTTCAAGCATTTGCACTGCCGCAAACACCGAAGCATCAAAAATATCAATGCGCTGTTCGGGCATAATCTTTTCAAATTGGATCATATCGTCAGTCTTTTCAATGGCGTGTACGTTTTGGACGCAATATTCAAAGGCTTGCGATTTCATGTAGTATAGCTTTCCGTCTTTGGCTTGCTTCTCGATCCTGC